GAGCCGTTCATGTAGGCAATCTTGAGAGAGCTGGCGATTTCCAGCGCCGTGCCCTCCACATTAAACCAGCTTTTTGATTTGTTCAGCTCAGTGGCAGACAACGAGAAAATAGCACGTTCCAGTGTGCTAACGATGTTGTTGCCGTTGCCGGGGGTGTACTTGAATTTCGTGGTGCCGATGGCCCCACGGATGTCTGCATCAAGTAGGTTTTTGTAGGTGCTGTTGAACCAGGCATCAATGTCGCTGGTAGCGTATGCGTTGACATTGGAGCTGTGCCACCGGCGGTTGTCATAGCAGTCCTTGCGGACCACCAGTGTGCGACCACTCCCATTTAGTTCACTTTCATAGTCGTGCTTACACACGATAAACTCAACAGGGCTTCCACTCTCCTTGATTTTGATAATGCTACCCGCGACTTTAGTACTTAAAAGCGAGTTTGCCATCTCCGCCCCTCCTTAGCCGTACACCCAGTTGATTGCGAAGTTCTCAGTGGGTGTGCTCTCCGATGCCACAAGCGTCTGCTTGACGATGTTTCCGCTCGCGATGTAGTCGCTGCCGCGCGTCGCCGCCACCAGCCCGCCCGAGCCGTTGCCCTTGAGGAGGGAGGTGGTGGAGGGGACGGACGGAATGACCGTTGTGTTTGGGAGCGCGCCTACCTCAGAGGCCGTGTAACTCGGTTTGGTCGCCGCCTTTGCCCATTCGGGCACGGTCGGGTCGGTCTCTGTGTAGCTCTGCAAAGCGCTGTCCGCCTTGCCCAAACTCGTCTGCACGTCGCTTGCAAGGTCGGATTTTGCGACCGTACTCTTAAATGCCAGACTGCCGAGGTCTGCGAACCACTTTGCAATCTTGCCGCACAGCACGGAGAGCTTTTCGCCCGTTGCAACGTTTGCGCGGGTGGTTGCCACAGTGAACGCCGCCGTGACGTTGCTGCCATCGCCGGTCTTGCCCAGCTTATTGGCAAGCGCCGAGTACACGCCGCCAGACTGCACAGGATTGGTGCTGCCCTGCGTAGGCGTTGCGTCAGTAGTCACCTTGACGTCTTTGATAGCATTGTCAACATATGCAAAGATGTCCTGATGCTTGTTGTTAGGGTCATACACAGACGCCAGCATGTCACCCGTACCAGCGCCGGAAGCGCCTCGGCAATAGCCCGCGTCATAGCTCGTGCCGTCCGACAGCGTCACGATAAGGTGATAGTCGCTCTGCCGGATGGTGATGCCAGTAATCGTGGGAGCATCTGCGCCGGGATTGCCCTGTGGACCAATTTCACCCTGAATACCCTGCTTACCCTGTTCACCCTGAATACCCTGCTTACCCTGTTCACCCTGTTCACCCTTTTCGAGTACAAGGTTGAGCACCTGATTCGGGGCTTCTCCGGTAATGGTCGCGCTCGCCACCTTGCCGGACGTGACCGAGCCAATCGTCAGCACGTTTGTAGGGCCAGTCGCACCTGTCGCGCCGGTATCGCCCTTGCTACCCTGCGGAATGCCAAGTGCCAGCGTACCAGTCGACTTGTCGTAAGTCGCCGTTGCTGAGCTTCCTGCGGGCAGCGTTGTCACCGTGACCGATACAACGCTCAGCGTGACAAACTTCAGCAGCGTTTCGCCTTTCAGCATCTTCGCCTCGCCGCCCTGCTCAAGCACAAACTGGTCTTCGTTAGTGATCTGTAACGCTTGCGTGAGGTCGGAAATTGCTTTATCAGCCATCGGTTGCCTCGCTTTCTTCGGGCGCTTTCGCGGTTTCGGCTTCGCCGTCCTTTACTTTTTTTGCTTTCTTTTTTGCATCCTCAAGCTGATATTTCAGCGCGACAAGCTCGCGCTTGTCTTTCTCCTGCTCTTCCGCCTCGCGATGTAAAATCTCATAAGCCTTTTGAATCTGCGCCTTGACGACGCTGATCTTGCCCGCCTCCGAGCCCAAAACCAACGTGTTATTCAGCGTGTCAAACGCGTTGCTCAAAAGTTCCATTGCTTCTTTCATGCCGATGCCTCCAATCTTCTAATCCGCGCTTCCTGCTCGCGCACCTTGGCCCACAGAATTGGGATAAACTCACTGTACCGCAGAAAATAGGTCTCGCTGCCGTCATCAAGCTTGGCCGCCGCCCAGCCCGCGAATTCCTGCGAATCAATGCCGCACGCGCGCATGGCGTCCTCTACCTCCTGCGCGATGAAGCCTGTGTGATAGCGTCCGCTCGTGCCGCTGTTCAGCTTGTAGCGCTTCGGCTCGACGAGCTCAAACATGCGCACGTACTTCACCGGCAGCGCCTCAATGCTGTTCTTGATGTTCCGGTCGGACCCGTTCAACTCGTTTGTGCTGCAATAGATCGTGCTCCAAACAAAATTTGGTGCGCCAAGATTGTACCGGTTATCTGCATTCGGGGCGAAATCGCCGCGGCAATCGATGAAGTCGTAGTCGAAATTGAGCGCTGATCTTCCGTTATTCCCCGACAGATACAGGTTTCCGCTCGTCGCGTTCAACTCCATAGCCTTGCTCTCGAGCGTCATTTTGTAGTCCGCCGTGCTGGCGTACTCGGTATAGATGTAACCGCAGCGCCGTCCGTTGTCGTTGCGCACCGTGATCGTGTCGCCCTCGATCTCGCTTGCCGTCAGCGTGCCGTCAATGTTGACGGCGTCAACGTGCAAGTCGATCGAACCGGTCGAATCAACGACAACACCATTACTGAGAATTTTGAACGTCGTACCGCTGCTGCTGCTCGATACGCTCAGCGTGATCTTGTCAATGCTCTGGTCGATCATGCTCTGTGCTGTGCTGCCGTCGATCTTGCCCGAGACAGTCGTGCGCAAGCCGTTGATATCGGCCTTGATGTTGGTAATGCTGCCGTTGAGGCTCGAAATATTGGCCTCAATGCCGTCAATGGACGTCGACAGCGACGTCACGCGCCCATCAACGCCCTTGACCTTGAGCATGATCTCCTCGCTGGTCTTGGTGATAGTCGAGCGTGTTTCGGCAATCTTGCGATTGAACTCTTGTGTGATGTACCCCTCAGCTGGGTATTCGTCTTCCATCTCTGCTTCCCCGGGGGAAGAAATACCCGCGTATCCGCGCCCATCATCAGAGAGTTTAGAAAGCGGCGAATAAATGCCCCCAACCGTCACGCCGTCGCCCAGCTCTGCCGCCGGATCGATGTTTGCCGCGCCTGCTTCGTACGCCTGATACTGGTAGCCTTTCATGGTTTGCAGTAACGCGCTTACCATTGGCTGCGTGGCGTGAGGGCAACTTGCAATAACTTCCATGCCGGTATCATCGCCCGCCGTCAGGCTGTTTTCATCATCCACAAGCAACGTCACACGGGAAATAGGCTTATACTTGCCGTTGTCGGAAAAACTCGTAATGTCGCCACCGACGTAATATTTATCAGACAAGAATCCTCACCCCTCCAAATGTGATAGCGTTGCCCGCTTCTGTAATGAGATAGTTCGTCTCGGTAGGCATGGACAACAACGGAATAAGCAACAGTTTCCCTGCATCGGTAATAATCCAGTTCCCGCCGTGCGCCGCTGCGATAAAACATAGCTCATTGCGGATGGTATAATCATTTGCGGGATAGTCGATGGTATATGAGCTATTGAGCACTGTGCGGCTATCCAGCTCCACGCCCATCAACTGGCAAAAGATATTTACAGCGTCAGGCATAGTCATCGGGAAGTTAAGCGACTGTTCTGGCTCCCACACAACGTCAGCCTTTCTCATAGCGTCGTATGCTTCGAGTTCCCAATAATTCCCATCGCAGGAACGGCGGTTGGTAAAAAACACGCCCTTTGGGATCCAGTCTGTCGCCTGACTGCCATTAACAAGCCTGAGATAGCGATTGATCGTCGCGGCGCGCGGGATATTGTCCGCGACGACTGCGAGTTTCAGCGTCGCGCAACAGGCATTGCCGATGCCAAATTCTTCAAACAGCTGAGATTCAACAGAGTGGGAAACCTCCGCGTCTTTCCCGTATTCCACACCATTGATGATAAATTTGTATTCGCGTTCCGTCCCGGGCTTGTGAAGCAGCTCGCGCCACAGCGCACTTGTCGTCTGCCCCATATCACACCTCGATCAAGTTAAACGTCGCGCCGCCCCACACCTCATTGTCGTCTGCTGCTTCTTCGAGCGTGCATTCCATCGACGAGCAATAAAACGTGCTGGTTCTGACGCCATGCAGATCGAGATACTTGGCCGTGACCGTTGTCTCATTAAGGTCATCATCGAGCTTTGCCAGCTTATCGCGAGGCATAGAGCGCGTTGTATAGTTCAGCTTTCGCTTGCTGGTAATCTTGTCACGGCGCATTTTCCCATCTTTTGTGCGGGTGGTCTTATCGCTGTCGAGGTCGTTGCGGCTCCACCCATAACCCTTTGTGGCGATAAAATCGGAGTAGTCCGTGCCGTTGATAATAAGGACTTCCATGTTACCCCTCCTTAGTACAACAGCACGGGCTTACCTGCCACGCGCGTCATGTTGTTGATATTCTTCACGGTGCTACGTGCGATTTCCTTGCCGTCGAGCTGCACCACGACCGTAGTTGCACCGCCGCCGGATTCCGCCATTGCCTGCTTAAATGCTTCGACCATCGTTGCAAGCGGCGTTTCGATGTTCGTCCCGCTCTTCTGGTCGCCCAGCACGGCGAGAAATTCTTTGTTGGGCGGAATGACTGCGCCGGTTGCCAGACGCGGAAGATGTACTTCGGAAAGCGAGGAAAGATGCCCCCCGATGCTTTTACCGCCAAGACCCGGAACCCAGCTCGGGACGGTAAACTTAATCGTGTTGATCTTGCTGATAAGCCAATTCAATCCCTTGATAATGGCGTTCACCGCGCTTTCAGCAATAATGACGATGCTGTTCCAAATGCCTTTAAACACTTTTTTGACACCATTCCATGCAGAATTCCAGTCACCAGTGAACACGCCCTTGATAAACTGGATAATGCCGCCAAGGATGTTATCTTTAAGGTTTCTCGCAAACTCGGTCAAATTGCCAGTCAGAGCAAGCACAGCGGTAACTACCGTAGCAATTCCCGCAATCACAAGTGGGATGACACTACCGGTCAGAAAGAAGAATCCCAACCCCGTTGCCACAATGCCAGCAATCAGTAACAGCGTGTTTTTGAGATTTGCACCGTTATCACAAATGTCCTTAAACGCTGTGATAATCATTGCTGCGCCAGCCACTACAAGGCCGATGCCAGCCCCAACTTTGCCGAATGCGATTGCAAGCCCCCCGGCAAGCGCCGCTGTGCCTGCAAGCATTTCAAGCAGATTCCCCCAGTTAACGCCGTTATTCCATGCGTCGGATAAGCCGTCCCACAGAAGAATCAATCCTCCAACCGCGATAAGGATGCCGCCGAGCTTTTGCAGAATAGTGCCAAGCACACCCGGCAAGCTGCTGCTGATTTTCCACAGCGCTAATCCTGCCGCAATGAGCATGACTGCATCGGCGATTTTTTTTAAGCGGTCGCTGATGTCGTCCATGTAGCTAAAGTCCGGAGTGATTGCGTCAGCGGATGCGCCACCGCCCGCATCGTTTGCGGTATCGGTGGAAATCTGGTTGATCTCATCAAACGCCGCAAGCTGACTTGCCGCTTTCTTCGCGGCACTGCCCGTTCCCTTTAATGCGCTGGTCTCTTTGTTTAGCGCCTTTGCCGAGTTAGCAGTTGCCTTGACGCTCTTGCCAGAGATAAGCGCCACAAGACGCGTGATTTGCGAGACTACTGCCGTAATAACTTTTACAAGCAGTGTAAAGGCGGGGACAATTACGCTTACAAGAGGCTGTGCCAGCGTCAAAAGCACTCCTTTAAGCTGCGCAATGGATTCTCTTGCCTCGGAGTTTACCATTACGACGTTCTTTACCCAGTCGCGCACTTTTGTTAAAGCTTGGGTAATAACTGTAAAAACAAGTGCGCTGCGGACAACAGATTTTACGCGCTGTCCAAATACTTTCATGGAATCTGCCGCCGCTTCGGTTGCATTGCGCAGCCCTGCGCCTTTGGCTCTGCCCTCGATCTGCTGTGTTAGCTCGACTGCCTGCGTTTTCGCGTCGGAAATCTTATCGCCGGTTTTGTTGAGCTTTTCGTTGAGCTTATCAATGCTATTTGCAGTTTTGTTAAATTCGCTTTGCAGCATTCGCACGCGCTCGGCCTGCTCGGACACGTCGATTTTCTCATACGTGCCTTTTGGCGCTGTGCGCATATCGGCAAGCTCCTGTTTCGCCGCATCCAGCTCTGCTCCGATGTTGCGCAGCCGGTCTTCCATCGGCGTTTTCTGGTCGCCGAGCCTTTTAAACTCCTTTTGTAAGGATTCGATATTGCTTTTTACTTTGTTCAACTCCTGATGGAGTTTTTTGTCGCTAATAGTCGCTTCAAATACGACTTCGCCGTCAGCCATAATATCACCTTCTTGCTTTTTGGTTTTTTGCGTGATATCATCCAAGCAGCCATAAATAATGGCAAGGAGGAATGAAAAATGGATAAGATGACTACTTGCAAGGTATGCGGGGCATCTATCGCAAAATCCGCTACCACTTGCCCGCAGTGTGGAGCCAAGCAGAAAAAGCGCCACCCAGTGCTGGGGATTATCATTGCTATTTTCGGCATTTGCATGATTGCCGCCGCATTAAACGACATGGGCGATGATCCTGGCGCGGAGAAACAAACGTTTAGTGTTGGAGAAACCGCCGAGCTAAACGGAATCAGTGTAAAGTTTGATTCTTGCGCCGAAAGCAATGGATCGCAGTTCAACACCCCTGATGACGGTAATGTGTTTTTGCTTTGTGAATTCTCCATTGATAACCAGTCGGATAAAGATATTGCCGTTAGCTCTATCGCATCGTTCAATGCCTATGTTGATGACTACTCGACAAATCTGAGCATTTCGGCCACCATCGCAACCGATAAACCCCAGTTAGATGGAGCCGTTGCTGCCGGTAAGAAAATGACCGGTGTTGTCGGATACGAAGTCCCCAAAAACTGGGAAGAAATTGAAATCCGCTTTACTCCCGACTTTTGGTCTGGAAACGAAATTGAATTCATTGCAAACAAGTAACCATCTTCGCCCGATGCTATTTTGCGTCGGGCGTTTTTTTGCCCAACCACGCATTGATCGTGTCGTTTTCTTCTTCCGTCATCGGCTTATTTAGATCGACAAGCCGCCTGTTTTCTCGGTAAAATTCTCGATCCGACTTGTCGAGCGTTTTTCCTTTTGCTTTCAGGTTGCGAATTCGAACGATGTTTGCAAACAAGCAATCCCCGATTTCGTAGTACGCCGAGACGAATGACCACCAATGGAAATAAGGCATTGCGCGCACTTCATGTCCCACAACGTGGTTGATGGGAGCCACGATGTATTGGAAGTCTTGCTCCCAATCCATCAATTTAGGTCGCTTTTGATTATCGCCTTCATCGCCGCAGTCGAGAAACCATGTCATCTGTTTCACGGCTTCTGGAATGTGCTCATCCGGCATTTTTAAGAAGTCTGGATAAAAGATATCCAGCGCCGCAATCACTTTTTGCTCGTTTGTCAGATCAGTCGCAGCAAATACCGCCAGCACGTCAAGCGCCGCGCGATAGTCCGAGCGAATTTCATAGTCAACGCCGCAAACGCTCAGCGAGGTTGGAAGATCGTACATCATTTGCGGTATTTCTGCGTATACTTGCGGATTTTCTCATCGGCAAGCGCCTGTTCGCGCTTTACTGCCTCATCAAACTGCTCGATGATGGCGGTCATAAAGTTCTGCCAAACCGGCGCACCATTGGCCGCGGAATATGCGTTGACGCTGCCAAAAAGCGTATCGGCAATGTCCTGTCCGAACAAATCATTGATGATGCTACGCATTTCCTTGTCGAGAGAATCAACCATGTCAAAAAGCTCATCATCGGGGATATCCTTTTCGAGCGTCTTTGCACGGGTCTCCTGCTTCTTGCGCAGGTCATCAAAGGTTTTATATGCTTTCTTTGCAAAGTTCACGTCCGCAGGATTAAAGTAAACGGTAACAACGCCGTTTACGCCGCGAATTGTGTATTCTTTTACGCCAGAATCAAAAGTGAGTTCCATACCTTCCTCCAAAATGAGGGCTGACAAACGCCAGCCCTCTATTTCTTATTCGCCCTCGGTAAACGTGATCGTGCTGCCAGAGATAGCGGCAGTGCCGACCGTGCGCGTGCCGCCAAGCGTCACGTCGATAGGCATACCGATAAAGCCGCCACCCTCGCCGCCGAGGGAAGAGGGCTTAACCATGCAGGACGAATAGCGCTCCGCAAATACTGCGGTCTTTGCCGTGCCTGCATAGGCGTGGACAATCAGCACGTCCTGATTCGCCAGCGCCGCCGCGTTCTGCTCCTTGACCGCGAGATTCCAAATCTTGACGATGGCAGGATCCCCAGCGTCCAGATCGGACGGGTCAAAGGTCTGCGTGATGATGGGTTTCTTCATGGTCGTGCGCGTCGTGCCAAGAATATCCTTCGAGGAATCCTCCTGCCAGTCATATTCCATGCTGGAATCTGTGACGCGCGTACCGAAGGGCGACCACGTGGGGGTTCCAGTTTCGCCCGTGTTGAGACACGCAATCAGAAGTTCTCGGTCTACGGTCTGCCCCGCCGTGGTGTTAAAGGTCATATCAGCCATTTTTAATCACCTCGTAGTTCATTTTCATAAGGATTTGATGATCCTCATCTCCGTTTTCATACATGGCAAAAAGAGAGGATCGCGTTGTCGGCTCAATGCGAATGACGCGCCGTCCATCTCCAATGTCAGGCGGCGTTTCGTTTGCTGCCCAATCGCCCAAGGCGTTAAGCAGCTCGTCAGCTTTGAGCCGTTTGTCGTTGCTATTTCCCGGTTTCATTCGGTAGATGGCCTTGAATTGGTATTCCGCCTGATATCCGCCGAGAATGTATTTTTGTACGATGTATGCCGCCTGAATCGTAGACAGCGCCATCGCCGCAGTATCGGCGGGAAGAAATTCGAACCGAATCAAATCAACCGGCTTGTCAGGGAATGTGTTTAACCACGCAAGCAGTTTTCGGGAAACTTGATCTTCTTCCGCTGCCGATACCGTCTTTTTAATCTGTTCCGTACTTCTTCACCGCCTTTTCTGCTACGCGCAGCCACTTGTCAAGATTTTGTGCCTTAGATGCTTCAAACCAATGCGCCTGCGCCTGCGGATGCATCGCCTTGTTAAATACCAAGTTGCGATCTGTAACTACTTTTGTTCCGCCCTTTGGGGCGTATGTGCTGCCGGTGTTTGGGTCGACCATTACTTTTCCGTAATACAAAAACCTTGCGTAAGGGCCGGGGTAAACGATAACGTTTCCGCCAGATGGTCCATAGTCCCCAGCGGTATATCCCTCAATTCGCGTCCTGTTTGCCAAACTACCGGTTAACGCAGGAACAAACGGGTCTGTATCCGCCCGTATTTGCTGAGCAAGAACATGTTCGGCCTTGCTGCACCCTTGCGACAGCTTTTCCCTGACCGCGTCCATTCCATCGGTATGCACGGAAAACTTGATGCCCATTACGCACCTCCGACTTCCCAGTGCTGCATATTGGGGCTACCGTAGTCCATCGCGTCGACCTTCGTCACTTTGTAGCAGTCATCGTGATACTGCACGACGGTCATATTGTCGGAGATAAACTCACCCTTAACAAACACCGTCTCGCCGCCATTGCCGTTATACGAGAGCGTCCATAGTCCGCTTCTGTCTGCAGCTTTGGCGAACTCCTGCGGTTTTGCGTAAGCCTTTGCAGCGCCCGTCTTACCGTCCACTGCTTCCACGGAGAACGGGATATACAGATTTACCGCGTCCGCGCTTTCAAGGCCACTTTCGCGCACGTTCACACCCTTCGATGCTTGCAGCATCACGCCACGCAGGATTGTGGTATAAACTTTCTCAACCTCGTCAAGCGTTGTCTGGTCGATCTCCTGCACGATATTGTAGACCGTTACAGTGTGGGGAGCGTACATCTACAACCACCTCCGCGATACAGTAGCCCGGTATGGGCAAGGTATTCCATGCACGTTTCCGCAAGCAGTTTCTTTGCCCCGTCCGTCGCATTGAGTGCAGACAGGGCGGATTCTCCGCCCGTTGCAAGTGTTCTGGACCAGCTGCCTACCGTCTCGCTTTTGACTTCTGCGTCCTTCGCCGCAGCGTTGGTGAGGTTCTTCATGGCAAGCGCTTGCGCCGCCTCGATGACCGCATACTTGTCAACCAGCGCACAGCAGCACATCTTTACAGCGTCCAGATCAGCGTTGTCTTGTGCTCTGTTGCGCGTGTAGTAGTCGAGGAAGGAGCTGGCGCGGACAACAAGACGCGGAAAGTCGTTTTCGCTCACGGCGCCCATGTAAGTGCCGGAGTAGTATTCAAAGTCTGCGTAAGTCATCAGTGCCCTCCTTCCAAAACTGCGAGAATTTCAGCCTTTTTCATCGAACTGCTGACCCCTTCCACCCCGTTTTCATCGGCATACGCAAGCATTTCAGCTTTTGTCATGTCGGAGAAAATCGGGGTGTCAGGGTCAGGCTCATTCAGCAGTTCAGTTAGCCCCCCACCGCCGGGGTGATGGAGCCGACCACCACGCCGTCAATACGCTCGGCGAAAAGAGCCATGCCGTTGATAACGGTGTCAGATGCGGTCATGTTGGTGTAATCGGGTTCCTCATGGATACCGATATAGCCGGTGGCATCGGTGGTAAAATCGAACACCTCGCCAAGATCAGCGCCGTTCACGGGAATGTAGTACAGGACAATGTTGTCCTTGGCGGTGGCGTAAATCTTGCCCTTAGGAACGCTGGAATTGAGAATCACGGTGCCAAGGCCGAGGAAGTTCTCAACGTAAGTCATGCCGAACGCGGTCTGCAAGGTAATGTTTGCGCTTGCGAGGTAGTCAGCAACGTCCAGCGGGTTCAAGAAATACACCGCACCGATTTCGTCATCTTCAAACAGCACCTGCAGCTGGCCCCATGCCTGAGCCAAGGTCGCCTGGAAGGTCGCGCCGGATGCCGTGCCCGTGCCGGTTGCGAGGAAGTCGAAAAAGTCTTTACGAATACCCTTCTGGACGTCCTTGAGCATTTCGTCGGTGGTCATTTCTACCGCCTGATCGTAGCCGCGATCGGTGATTGCTTCGGCAGAGGTGGCCTTGCGCCACTTCTTGAGCGTAATCTCCTTGTAGTTCACGGCTTCGGTCTTGTACTTGCTGAGGGGAATGGTCTCACCCTCAGCAACAGCGCCGCTCTCCAGCGTGCCAGTGGCCTTGTAGCTCTTGAGCACAGTTCCAGCCTGCTTTGCGATCTTGCGGGTCACACCCAAGGCCTCCATCAGCTTTTTGATGGAATAGCCGAACATTTCGGTAAATTCAATTTCGCGCACACGCGCGAGGTCAGCTTTCTTAATGAGCTTAGGATCAGCAGCCATTTTTATTCTTCCTTTCTAAACAAATCCATATTTGCGGCGATTGCAGCGCGCCGCTCCGCTCTGTCATTGATTTGCATAATCTCGTCCTTTGTCATCGGTTTCCCGCCGCCGTTAAAGCGCGCGCCAGTGTCGAAGCGAACGGTCTGCTTGGAGACAAGCCCCTTGTAAGTGCCGTCTACGAGTGCATCAAGAGACTTGGTGTCCTTGATTTTTTCCCCGTCCAGCTCCAATGCGGACAGTTCCTCGCCGCAGCCGCGCATCGCAAGGTCGAGATTCGCGCCGGTGATGTTTTTGCTCTCAAAGTAAGCGCGCACGGCCTTTTCCTTTGCCGCCTTGCTTTCCTTTGCCGTGACATTGGCCTTGAAGTCCTCAAAAGCCTTGTGCTCTTTCTCGTACTTCTCCTGATAGCCGCCGTCACCTGCCGCCTTGAGATCGTCCAACTGCTTCTGGACGCTGGGTAGCTTCTCCGCGTCCGCCTTGTACTTTGTGAGATCGTCCTTGAGGGGGTCGACCACGCCAAGATGCAGCGCAACCAAGCGATTTTCGATCTCTTCGGTGCAAGCCTCGCCGAGAATATTTCTGATTTCTGCTCTGGTAAATTTCGCCATTGTTCGTTCTCCTTTTCTTTGGCCCCAATTCTTCGGGGGCGAACGTTGTATAAAAACCGCTGTACCTCGCGGGTTTTACCTAAAACAAAAGAGCCAACCTGTAAGCGATCCTTACAAGCTGGCTCCTATTGCCCTTTCCCGCGCCCTATTGCGCGGGAGTGCTGTATTTGATTGTTTTTTTGACCTCCAAGACGATGTAACCATCGCCCTTGCGCCGGATTTCCACATCGTTACCGCGCTTTAGAATCGCGTCGGTTGCTTTTCTTACTTCTTCCCAATTCAATACAGCACCCTTGTCCTTTCCCATTGAAGCGGCAACCCCGCCGCTTCACTAAAAGCCTTATATTTGGCGTTCAGTCTTGCCAGTTTCGCTTTTGCGGCATAATATTCGTCCTTTTGCTCACTCGCCTTATATGCTGTTACAAGCCTTTTCTGCTTGATAATCTGGCGTTCAACGCGCCGTTGCATCTGCGTCGCCTCGTATGCGGTGTATTTCTTTCCGTCAAACTCGCATCCGAGATCATCATCAATATGGGCAAGCTGTTCGTCTGTGTATGTGCGTTCGCTTACGCCCTCAACCCAAACGTTGCGGCGGTGGCGGCAGTTGGCCCCTTCGAGTCCATCAACGGCCCCAAGTCCGCACACATCGTAAATGCTGGGGTAAATGTCATTGCTACGAGTGGAATATACGAGGCCTTGCCATGCTTTGTGAGATGACCACGGTGATTTGCCCGGAATATCGCGTGCGCCCGCATGGGCAGAAACCTCAAAATACGGGGTATCTAAATACTCCGCCGATTGCTCGGTGTACTTGGCGCAAATCTGATTTACGCCGGTCATCACAGCGCGACGCGCCGCTACATCAATGGAATCACGATGCCCGCTTTCGTAGTCTACAACTCTAATGCCACTATCTGCGAGCTGCCTTACAACGTTTGCAATAGCCTGATTGTAGCTGATCGCGCCGCTCTGGATCTGCATCTCTGCGTTATCCAAAGCCCACTGATAAGCGCGAGCGGGCTTTAACATCGTGTTGCCCACAAGGAAACCCATAGAAGCCGTTAAATTGCGGAATGTATCATGGGTCTGCCGCTTAATTGCATCCACTGTAGCCGCATCTACAAGCGTTTCTGGCTGCGTTACATGCGCAAGGTCGATGACTTCGGTGTAATACTTCTGGTTGCGCTCTACAACGTCATTAAGCAAACTATTTAGCTTTTGTTTGCTAATTCCTGCTGTTTTGCTAATAGCTTCTTCGATGCTTTTAAGGTCAATGCCATGCGACCGCAACGCTTGAATATCTTGCACCGTTACCTCGTTCAGCTCATCCGCAGCTTTCAGACGGGAGCAGATTTCTTCCAGCAGCGTGATTTCAAGCGCACGGAACAGTTCCGCCAGTTCTTCCGGCAGCGCATCAAGTAGTTCCGGGGTAAATGGATACCGGCTCATTTTTCACAACCCCAAAAGTCCCATTATTTTCTCCAAAGCCCATCACTCCACCTCATCTTCTTCCTCGGCTGTCATGTCCTGCATCTTCGGCAACGCCGCCTTTGCAGTCGCTTCGTCCTCGTTCATCCAGCGCATGCGGAACTCCCAGTCGTTCATAATGCCCGCCTGCAAAAGCTGCATATCACGGGTAAAGTCCTGCCCCTTGTCCTCGATGATGCTATCATCAAAGTCAATGGAAATTTCGACTTTCTCATCAAGTCCTGCGTCCATGTAGCGATTGCCCAAGCGAAGTAAGATGCGACACAGCTCCGTGATTGCTTGCTCGAGGATAATTTCATGCTTCTTGATCGTGCGAAACATAGTGCTGTTTTCGCTAATGACCTGCGTAGCCGTGGCAATGCTTGTCTGATCGAATTTGTAATGATTCTCGCCAAAGCCGCATTTGCTCGACAATATGTTGAGCATATCTTGCATACCGGTGTTAAACTCTGCTGTGCGCAGCGTCATATCGACCTGTTGCAAAATGTTTCCATCAGATGCGCGATCTTCCGGGAGAACGTAGTAAACCGTTTCGCGCTTATCAAAGACCGGCCTACCGTTGATGTCCTTGGTTGCTTCCGGCTGTACCACGATGCGCTTTTTCCCCAGCACAAACTCATTCACATAACTATCGTATGTAATATCAACGCTTTTGAGCTGGTCGATGGCGGAAGCGAACACTGCAACGCCCATAGGGTTATCTTCATCAGAGTTCGCAATGTTCAGACGGTCAATGACAAACTGCGGCTTGGCGCTTCCTGTGTGGACAACAGGGGGAATTGCTTCAAATCCTCTCACGCTGGTTAATGGGACTTCCTCCGCATCGTACAGGTGGTTTTCAATGTCGTATTCGCCACCGTTCAGCCGATGCACCTGAATGTAGATGTATTCCGTATCATCAACTCGTTTTGTCCAGGCAAAAGCGCACTCACGAATAATGCCATTGTCCCACGTCAATGGGTAGATGTTTGCAGCGGTTACATAGTTGATATGAATTCTTCCGGGGTTAGCGATCTCTGCTGTATCAGGGTCAACGCTCATATCCTCCATGATTGGAACATAAGCAACTGTACCAACAGCGGATTTCCGCTCCTGCAATTCATTGGATTTGACTTCCCAGTTATTATCGGCAAGAATCGCATCTACAAATTCCTGCTCCTTCTTGCCCTCAAGCGTGATATTCACGCGCTCGTTCATCAGCAGGTTCGCCCAGTCCTCGCAGACTTTCTTGCCCATGTTGACGGAATATCTGTGGCATTCCAGTTCTTCGATGCCATTCCACACCGTATAACTGTGGAAGTCTTTTACATCGCCGTCATACCATGATTTCCATACATCGATCAGGTCGTAGAATTTGCTATTGATCGTGTCAAAGCCCAATTCTTTAAGTGCTCTGCGAATGTTCACTGTTTCACCGTCCTCATGTGCCCTGCGCGCTCCAATTCCTTGTAGTACGGCTCAATGCTGTACTCAAATGCGTCAAGGCTGTCAATATCAGATGTTCCATCGTCAAGGCGCTCGTCCTCGAACTTGTCAGGATCATAAATTGCAGTTTGCAGTGCATCAATCAAGTGCGGACAGCTGCGCGAAACCTTAAAACGCCCCTGCTTCATCAGCAGCACCACGAGCCTGATTCTATCTGTAATTTGCAGTTTCATTGCGTTCTTGACCTGCGTGCCGAGGTGCATCTTCTGCGCGGTATGATCTAATCCACGAATTAGCACCGTTTCCGCACTGTCTGCCCGCGTCTGGCTGTATCCGTACTTTGCCGTAACCATTTGGCAGAACATAGCAAAGCGCCTATTCAGTTCGTCAGGGTCAATCTCTTCGTTCTTGATGTATTCCTCTTCCAGCGCGGCCACTCGATAATCTTTTGTAATCCCGGTCGCCTGAAACTTTGTCGCGGATTTCGTGCCGCCGAAGTCAACGCCAATGGAAATAACGGAGAACTTTGTATCGTTTTCTTCCGCCCATTTCAACGGATCGTCGATCAAATACTTTTCTGTGTCGTTAGCAAAGTCTTTGTAAACAATGCCCTCGGCAGCTACCCATAATCCGCGCACATACCGGTCATAGAAAATGCCGGCATACATGTTTTCATAGCGCGCAAGCGTTTTCTCGCTCAGACCTGGGTTGTCAGTCATCTCGAAGTGCAGATATAGCGTGTTCCGTTCGCGGTGTCGCTTAATCCACTCCTGATAGAACCAGTGATGCGGGCTGCCGGGGTTACATGAAAACCACAGCTTCGCGCCGTCCACAGAACATCGCGCAAGCGCCTGTTCCACGAACGAGCGTGGCATCAGCACCACTTCGTCCAGCAGCACACCCGCCAGCGTGCGGCCCTGAATCAGCGTATAGCTGGCCTCATCCTTGCCGCCGAACACCTCGAAGTAATTCGTCACGGCACCGCGCCGCACTTCCATAACCTTGTCGCCGCGCCGCCAGCGGATGATATAGCGCTCCTTTGCCAAACTCATCGCCGTAAACGGCACGATGATGTTCTTGGTGCAGCTATCCACCGTGCGTCCACACACGCCGAAACGCTGACCGCTGAAATTCTCCATCGCCCAGTGGACGAACGCCCACATCATGATGGAGGTTTTGCCGGAACGCACAGCGCCGTCACAGATCAGCGCGTCATACTTGGAATAGGGGAAAGCGAGGATTTTTGCTTGCTTTGGGCTAATCATGTGGCATAAATACAACTACCATAGACGGAAATGGAGCAGAATTTTTACTTCCGCCGAATTTTAATCGTCCTCTAATAAACCGAATTTCCACATTGTTTCTTTTGTATATGTAATCGTGGAACCATTTTGTATCTGTTCTGGCAGGAAGTAGCATTACGACGGTAGCCCCGCTAACGGATGCAAATAACGCTCGCCTCACCCATTGCCCGATGCCGCGCCCATATGGAGGATTGCACCACACGGTTCCTTTCCACGGATGTTCCAGTCCGTCTTGTTCCTCCGTATAGAACTTGTCGCATTTTGCATTTTCTGGAGTTGCACACACATCAAGTGTAAATTGAAATTCATTATTCAGTTTATCAAACAAATCTTGTGGCGTTTCCCATAAGTCTGTTTTACTAGAAAACATTAATTCTGTATTCATGTGTCACTCTCAAGCTCCTTTGCCATTTCCTTTAGGCTCTGACTGAGCGCGTCTTCCTTTACCGTGTCGGCAGGACTGCCGCCGATCATCGCCCACTTGTCGATCAGCGTTCCCATTGCCGTGGTGATCTGGCTGAGATTTGCCGCCGCCAGCTTTTCGGGGTCGTTGAGCATTTCAAGCCCCTTACCGATGAACGAACACACAAGGTCTTTGTGGTCGTTCATGTATTCCATCACATCGGCGGTGTTCTCTTCCTTTTTTTGTTCGCACTTTTCCACAATGTCGGCATTCGCCCGCACAAGGTTCTTAACGGTTGTTGCGGACACTCCGTTGATTTTCGCTGTGGCGCAATAGTTGTTCGTCTGCACATAGTCCGCCAGTATTTTCTTTTTCTGCCGGTCTGTCAGACGCGCAGACATGTCATCACCTCGTCGCTCTCGCGCGCAAAATGTCGCTCTCTCTCTTTTCTTTTGGGGGATTATAGGGGGTAAGATAATACGGGGGTTGCAAGGGGGAGAAGAAGAAAGGGGGAACAAGTGGGCTTTTCTTTTCTCTCTCTGAGCTATGCGTTTGCTTGCATTTGCTTACATTTGCTTTGCTTCTGATTGCATTCCTTGCGTTAATTGCTGTCGTGCTGCGGTCTAATTTCATCCGCCCGTCACAGTCTATTACCGCTTTGATACGCCGATAAGCGTTGTCAAATGGCGTTATTCTTTCCATTGGCCGTCTTTCTCGCTTAGATTGTCACACGCTACCGACAACTACGCTCCGAAAAGTCGTAGCCCCTATTCCGTCAGGTCAAACCGGTCTTGACGCATCAAGACAAGCGCAGTTTTCAGCGAGCTTTGTCATTTCCATGTGAGCCATGACGACAACGGTCTCACATTGTCCGGGCGCTACCCGGCCACTGGCACAGACGGTGGGGCTCGGACCCACGACATACCGGCTCACGAAGTCCGGTGCTTTACCAACTGAGCTACGTCTGCGTATGTCCCCGCTGGGCCACATCGTTGAGAGGTGCGCGGGGTCCTGTGCCGCATGAGAGGTGCGACCTCTCGGCCCTGATCGTGGGCTGCATCGTGCGTGCGGCAAATCGCGGGGGGGCGGTGTGAAAAGATGAAAAGCACCGCGCCCCGCTATGGCGCAGGAGGTAAACGCCATAAATGAGAGAACCGCAAAGGCTTTTACACCTCTGCGATTCTATTATCTCATAAGCAAATGGCTTTTTAAGGCCAACTTTTAATCATCGAGCAGCCCGTAATTCCGCGCGACGCACTTGATAAAATCGGTATGCCAGCGTCTCGCCGTCCGGTCGGAACAGTTGACTGCCATTGCCGCCCCTTCGAGCGTGTGGGTCTTGTCCCAAAACACAAGGCGGATAAACTTCAATCGCTCTTCGCCGTCTTGCAGGGGCGCTGTTTCGCTCACCGCTTTTCGCACAGCGTTGTTTTCTAACAAAGCCACTCCTTGCAACTCCTGCTCTCGGTCGGGGGCATAGCGGCGGATAATGGCTTTTACATAGCCCCACCAGCTGTAACGCGGCTTACTCATGGCGCGCCAACTTTCTCTTGAGCCACGCCCACAGGTTTCGCCACGGATGGGCTTCTGCGTAATTGGCGCGCTGCTCGGCGTTGTAGCGCTTGTCACGCATTACATCAATGACCGTCCCCTTAAAAGCAAGATCGTCGTTCGCCCGCCCAAGCGCCGCCTCAGTATCGGCGAGCTTATTTCGCAGCACATCTGCGTCCGCTTTCAGGTTTGCGATCTCGTTCTCTCGGGTGATGGCCTCGCCGTTCATCTGGTCAAGCTTTTCCGTCAGCGTGCCGATTTCTCCGCGCAGTTTTTCATTTTCCTCGGCCAGTTTTACTCCGGCCTTAAAATGTGCCGCCGCCTCGGCTTCCGCCGCTTCCTGCCTTTCGGTGGCTTCCTCCACCATCTTCGCCATCTGGTCTTTGGTGTACTTCTTTACGTTGATGCTCATAGCTTGGCTCCTTCCATTTTCATCTGTTCTTCCCGTCCCCGGTCGCTCACGATGCTCACGACCTTGCAGTCACCATATCGCTCAATATCCATGGCGATGCGCTCCTTGATGCCCTGCGCGTCAGCGGCGGGGACGTTGGCTTTAATCGTGATCGTCAGCATATACGTTCCCTTTCACGTGCTCTTTCCACCACAGATATTCTTTGCGCTCTCGTCGATATTCAAAAATCAGGCTTTCCGCCTTGCAGATATCGCGGAATCTGTTGCTTGCTGCAATCCATGCAGTCTCAACCAGCCACCATAAAAAGCATAACGCTGCAAGAATCGCTGCAATGCCGCCAATCGCTATAAAGAACATTCCAACGCCTTCAACAAAAGATTCCATTCGTTACACCTCCTTCGGCTCGCCGTAGCTGCAAAAATCGGTGCTGCCCACATTGCGTCTATTACATGGCGCGCGCCTGTTGTGACACGTCAGCGTCCCCGGCTTACCGTATCGCTGGGTAAGCTCTGACGGCAATGTGCTGTGCGCGCAGTCCTTGCACCGCGTCACGACCACAGCATCGACGGTGGGAGCAGCGGCCACGATGGGCAAAGCAATTTCGTCCCTATCTGCGTTGTCGTACCACGGCTCGTCATCAAGCTTTTCCCATAGCACGTCGCCATCAATCAGCCGCATCGCTGTCACCTCCGTCCATTTTTGCAGAGTTCTCCACAAAGTTGCGGACTCTGGCCGCGCAGGAGAGGCACAGTTGTTTCTCCGCAGAAAATGGTGTCTTAAAATTCACAACGCCGTAGTGATTGAAATCCAGATTCACACCGTCAACCTCGTAGTCAATCTCGCGCCCGCACATATCACAGAACACTTTAACCATCAACTATTCCCTCCGTCCATCTTGGCCCCGCAGTAATAGCAAAAACGGCACTCATTCTCAAAGATTGCATCGTGTGCATCATCTGTCGGAATATCCACGCCGCAGTTTGAGCACTTTCCATCTACCCACCGCCCATGCACCACCGGCGCAACGTCGGCGGCGGGAAACGCTGCGATGACAGCATATACTCCATCCGCAAATAGTCTTTCTACCAAACCATGTTCTCCAAGCCCCATTTTCTTGAATTTGGTAATGAGCGCTTCCCGCTCAATGCATTCAGCCATCTTCATCCCCTCCAAATTCCGCCTCGTACAGTATATATAGCACTCTTCTGGGCTGTTGCCATCTACTGTTTCAAGTATTGCTTCTCCGCCGCAGAACGGGCAAGGTTTCAGGTCATACATCCTTCGTCGCCTCCACATAGCACCAGCTCTGAGGCGGGCGCTTGATTGTCCGGCCGTCACAGTCCATTTTGCTGTAGTTGTAATAAGGACAGGCACAGCAATCCGACTCGACTTTACATAGACCCTTGAACTCGCTCAGTTTCTTCGGCGTATCGTAGATTTTTAGGTCGGAGATGTGCCAGCCATAGCCGGTTCTCCCGTTGCCGATGTAGTCAGCAAGCTCCTCGTATGTAAGACAAGATCGCTCCATGTGCTCGAAAAACCAGTTCTGAATGCCACCATTGTCGAAAACATTGATGGGAAATATCCGGTCGCACACAAACTCGCCGATTACCTTACCATTTCCAAGTGGGCAGTTCAGTGATTTCATCGACCCCGTATCTAAGTAGTCCTGCATCAGACGTTCCGGTGAAATAGGAATGTTCAGGTCAGGTCTACCGCTGGTGCAGTAGATATAGCACTTAAACGGCGTTTCCAACTTCGGACGGGTCTTTCGCACCTCAACGGTTTTCTCACCGCTGATAATCTTCTCGCACCACTTCGGGCGGATGCTCAACATAACAACCTTACTCATTTCTTCATCGCCTCCAATGCTTTCTCCGCCTCCTCGCGGGTAAGGAAGAAGGTTTTTCCTATATCCTCTGGCCTGAAATATTCGCTGGTTCCGCCACAGTAAATTCTTGTGGAATTTGAAAATGAAACGATGCTAAATACTTGCTTCTCAATGATTCTTCCAAGCAAAGCAAAATACACCGTATCGCCCACCTTGCACGGCAGCACCACCAGACGCCCGTCCTTGTCGGCCTCGGCCAGCTCGCGCAGGCGGGTATAGCTGCAAAGGCTTTCCAAATCAGCAAGGCGCATGAGCTTCAACGCGATCTCGTCTGCCTTGTCCTTCGGTAGAACTTCCTCCGGCGCACACTCTCTGTCCTCGTAGGCGGCGAGGCGATCCTTGAGGCGATTGCGGCAGTACAGCGCGGTGCAGTCATCCATCGGCTTACCATGCTTACCTGTCCAATCCGCTTTACACTTCTCGCAATCCATCATTGCCTGTCCATCGTTGTCGCGCTTCGTCAGTCGTTCCATCACTCCACCTCCTGCATCTTACTAATCACTTTTCGGATCACATCGCCACCGTAAGCGTCTTTTGTCAACTCCAAAAACTCCGTCAGCGTCATCATGCCGTGCTCAAGGTCAACACCGTGATCGCGGGCAAACTGCTTTCGCCCCATGTCGCACGAGCCAGTCAGGCGGTGATGCCAGTCATAAAAATACTGTGTCGGATATGCTTTCTCGCGGTCTGTTTCGCGCAGAAACGTGTCAATGCGTTCATCTTCCGGCATATCCTCGAAAAGCTTGTCTCGCAGTGCCTCCATTGCTTCGCGCAGCGTTTCCCCGTGTGCAAAAACATTGTCTTGCTTGACGATGTAGCACGGCGTGAGCGTCAAATCACCGTTCAGGATTGCCCCGTGCGCGGTGTTGCCGCGCACGGAACGAATCAGCGTATTGACACCGTCGATTTTATAGACAGCTTCCCCATTGAAGTTTTTAATGCCGTAGCCGTCGCCGGAGCCGTAGCCGTAGCCGGAGCCGGAGCCGTAGCCGGAGCCGTCGCCGGAGCCGTAGCCGGAGCCGTAGCCGGAGCCGTCGCCGGAGCCGTCGCCGGAGCCGGAGCCGTCGCCGGAGCCGTAGCCGGAGCCGGAGGTTACTGACAGGAATGCCTTGACCTTATCATCAAGCGTCATCTCTTCCACTCCTTTACGCCGCGAAGCGATACCGATGCATCATCCGTGCACGGGATGATCTGGATTGCTCCCATCACGGTCATTTCTGTGACCGTCACGGTAAAACGGCAGTTGCCCGGTGCTTTTGTGCCGTCCTGCGCCAGCTGTTCCACAGCGAATGCACCTTCCCAGCTCCACAGTTTACGCACCTCGGTCATGGTGACCTCGGAGCCGTTGCGCTCCTTGATCTTGCCGAAAAACACGCCTGCGCGGTCGCAGCGAACGATGTAGTCCTGATTGTTGTTCATGATGAAATTCCTCCTGATTTTTGTTAAAATTTAAAGCTCTCTCTGAGCTTCTTCCCGTTGAAATCGGCCTCCGCCGTAAAGTAGCGGCGCGCCTCGTTGATGTAGACGACGCGCCCGTGCGCAGTCATCTCTTTCGTGGTAACGCTCATAATGCCGTTGCTGCCCTCAAATGCGGCAGGCTTCCAGCTAAATGGTTCGCCAATGTACATGCTCAATACCTCACTCCGATAAAATCCAGCACTCGACCATAGCCGAGGCCCTTTTCGTTTGGCTTCCACATCCCGTCCGCGGGGTCAAACTCTCCGCCGCCGATGCAAAAGTCGTAGTGCTTTGGGTGCGTGCGCTTCATGCGCTCGAAGCGGGTCTCTCCCTTTTCAAGATGAGCGCCGAACGCACAGAACATGCACCCCGTGCGTTGGCAGCCCGTGCAGTGCAGCGGCTTTTCGATGAGCGTCGACGGATAATCATTCTCGCCGTCGCTCGCCACGATGTCGCCGTACACGCTGGCGTAAAAGAGATGGTTGTCTATGATAAGCCGCAGCACATCCTGCTCCGTCCAGAAACTCATGGGCTTTCCCATAGGCCGCTTGCCATCGAAGGCGTTGCACCCGGTATTCAGCCAATACGTCATGCGAAGTCTACTTTCTTCCGCCATCGTCGCTGTTGTAGCCTGCTGCCCGGTTTTGTGTGCGTAGGTTTTCAGCGGTGACTTTTTCATAATGGCGCAGCACTTCGCGGATATATTGAACGGTGCGTACAGCAGATATTCCCATTTCTCGCAGTTGTAGACAGACGGCTGACCGTCTTTTCGCACGGCTTCCCCTCGCAGCCGCTTCATTCTCGATCCGCTTGGGTTCCTGCGGGCATCGCTGACATATCCCGCAACCTCTTTGCTCACAATGCTGTACCCGTACTTCGTCACCACCTGTCGAATGTTCATCTTTGGGCGCAGGCGGTGGAGATTGACAGTCACGCGAGGGAACTCCCTCCGCAGCCAGTCGGCGTACTCATTGACGAACTTCTGTATCTCCGGGTACTCCAGCCCAGTGTTCACGAACACCAGATTCAGCTCCCACGGCGGCGCCCTGAAACTCGACAGGTAACGCGCCGCCAAGTATGCCAGCACCGTGCTATCCTTTCCGCCTGAAAATGACACATAGCACTTTCCGTTCCACGCGGTGTACCATTGATCGATCTTCTCATAGCTCAATATTTCCTTGTCCTGCAAATCAAGGGCTAAAAGCTGTTTCGCCGCCTCCTTCGGAATCGGCTGATTGCTATACCCTTCCATGGTGTCCCTCGCATTCCCTAATGTCTCCTCCCCATTGCTCCGCCATAGCTTTGGCGATGCCGGGGAAGGTCTTGCTTCTCAGTTTCGCACGGTCTTTTCTATCGCCAACGTTGTACCACTTTGACATAGATTTTCGACGACCTTTGTATGTCCAGACGGTCAATTCCGGATTACACGGTACAATATCAGTTGCAAATAGGACCGGGAGATTTTTAAGCCATAAGCAAACCGGCTTACCATTGTTATGGCCAAACATATAAGGCCGGATTATCTGAGTATATGGGGGCAACCCAAACCTGCGCATTGGAACAGGGTTTTCAATCGCAATTCTGGGAATTTCGCTGTTATAAAACGCCATAAAAAACGCCGCAGCTTCTTCCCCTTGCTGAATTCTCTCTGGGTGCTTTGGGATGTTAGCTGCTCCGGCGACCGTCAAATAAGTGCACGGCGGGTGCGCGATCAGCAAGTCCCACCTGTCGACGTCATGCGTCTGCCCGTCCATTGTGGTCACTTGCCCCCCCTCGATGGCCTTAAGCGCATCGCCAAGGATATGCCACTCAGGATGCCCGCCGGACGGGTCCTGAATGTCGCAGGAATATGCCTCATGCCCCAATGCGCGGAACGCCTTACATACTTCCTGCGATTCCTCGCAGGCAACTAAAACCTTCATCGTCTCCCCTCGCATTCCCCGAACAGCTCCCGAAACGTCATTCCAGTCAAATCCTCCAGCGCGAGCAGCAGCCGCACCGTTGTATCGCGGTCGCCGCGCACCCACGCCGACACCGTAAACTGCGACGTACCGAGGGATTGTGCAAGTTCTGTTTGGTTATAGTTCGTCTTTTCCAGCGCCTCCTTGAGCACTGGATAAGCGCAGAACTCAAACGGCGTTTTCGGTCTCACGATTTTGCTCATGTGTGTACCTCCCCGAAAGCCTCTTCAAATGTCAGCCCCGTCGCAGCAAGGATTGCCTTGATAACGCCGATGCTGAATTCGTTCTTCCCCGTTGTCCATCGCCACACGCAGAGCGGGGAGACGCCGATCTTCTTGCTCAACTCCGGCGGTGTCATGCCCGATAACTGCAAGGCTTTCTTGAGCTGCGGATATACGACCGTCTTAAACGGCACGTGGTTCGTGTTCTCACTCATTTTCCTGCACCTCTCCGAGCAGCGTCCCGACGGTCACGCCCAGTGCTTCGGCAATGTACTGATACGTCGGCATGTAGCTGATGCATCGTCCCTCTCTGAGGTTTAAGATGCTACTGCGCGATAATCCCGCCTTTTCTGCAAGCCCCTTGATACTCATGCCCCGCAGCGCACTCCATTTCTTGATGTTCTCGCCGATCTCTTCCGGCGACAGCATGCCTTTTTTCGCCGGTGGGGATTCCGCCAGAATATCGCTCAACGTCAAGCCAACGCATTCGGCGTATCTATATAGCGTCGACACCTTCGGATAGCTCGCGCCCTTTTCGAATTTGGCAATGGTTGACTGTTCTGTGCCCATCATATCGGCCATCCGAAACTGGCTGATATTTCGCATTTTGCGAATATTTTTGAGCCGTTCGCCCAACTCTTTTTCTGTCAACATCTTTTCTTGCTCCCTCATTTCAGCCGTTGATAGCGCCGCGTCTTGAAATGGCGCGCGCTCAAGTAATCGTCTTTCTCCTGCGCTTCCCGCTGCTCTTCATCCCTCGCCGCGTTGTACTTGGCGATATCCACCTGATAGTGCGGGCACTCGCTGTGACAGCCCGGATGCCTCACAGGCGGCTTGCAGCTGTGGCAATGCTCAAATGCTGTCATCTCACACCTCGCGGATCGTAATGCCGTACTTCGCCAACATCTCGTTTTTCTTTCTTAGATACATTTGCGTCCGTTTCCCTTTGACGTCTTCAACCTCTTGTATCCAGTAAACTTGCCCATTGCAGTCAGGCTTGGTTGGCCGCTCATAGACAAAATCCGCAAAATATCGCTCTGACTTAACGTGCGCTCCATCCGACTGAATGTAAGGCTCTTGCAGCGTAAACGCTCGTTCTATCTGCAAATTGCGGATAAGCCCTCGTCTCTCCATCAAAGCCAACTCGTCATAACGCCTCGCCTCTTTGGCGCTCTTGAATTTATGCACTTTTCCGTTTGGCATGACGCGCGGGGTAAATTTACTCCTGTACTTACTGCGCTTTTCCCGCTTCTGCACCTCGCGCACGGCCATCTTTGCCATGACCTGGGCTTGAGCGTCCTTGCCAAGCTGCGAAATATCAATGCCCATTGCTTCCCTCCATTTCGGCAGCAGCCGCGTCCCACGTCATCCCGTGTTCCCTCGCATAACGCGAAACGCTCGGCATAAATGCCTCCTGTTCGGCTATCTTCTCGATGTATGGCTTCATCCACGCTACCGAGACGCGCGGGGAAACTGCGCCCCTGATTTTTGCCAGCACTTGGCCGACTTTCGGGGGGAATCCCTTCGCATCCTCGGCAATCATCGCATTCACTGCGTCCATCGCCTCGGCAGGGTCTTCACTGCCCAGCATGTCCGACCAGAGGGAAACCAGCTCTTCGGCTTCTGCGCGGGTCATCTTGGCGTAAGCCTGCGGATAAGCCTGTTTTAGCCGCCCTAAAAGGCTAATTACGTCAGATCTTTCCACGGTTCTTTTCCTCCTCCAGCATCTCAGCGAATACATCGCCGCCCGGCCGTATCTGCGGTGCTTTATTGGCCCATCGTTCCCACTTCTCCGCATTTCTGCAAGCCGCTTTCCAGTCTTTCATGGGGGTCTTGCCGACCAACCACCCTTTTGACTCGTAAAAGTCGATGAACCCCTGTGGGTCTACGGGCGATTGGCGTTCAGCCACATAGGACTGAACCTCTGCGAGTGTGGGGGGCGTGAAGCGCTTCGCGCGCGAAATAACACCTTGTCCTTGTCCTTGTCCTTGTCCTTGTCCTTGTCCTTGTCCTTGTCCTTGGCTTTTTTTGGTTTCTAAAAAACCGCTTTGGTTTTTTTGGTTTTCCTTGGTTTCCAAAAAACCGCTTGTTTTCGGCGGTCTGCCGCCCTTTTTGCCGTTCTCTCGGTAAACATTGGAGGCGGCTTCCTGCGCCTTTATGGACTCGTCAATATCCCGCTGAATTGCGGGCCAAATAAACCTTTCGGGGCCTTCAAACTTCGGCTGTTCTCCGTTTTTCCGGTAAGCGAGCATCGCCCGGACGATAGCCCCGATCGACTCGTCGTCATACTCGCGGAAATAGTCCTCGTAGCTCAGCCAGAGCTTGACATATTCCTTGCTCTCCGCCATGCCGTCACCGCCTTAAAACGGCAGCTTGCCGTCGTCCTCGCCGATCTCTGCAAAGCCGCCTACGGCGCTCTCTGTGGCGTATTGCGGTGCGGCAGTATCGTTACCCTCCGGGCGCCTGTTGTCTGCGAAATCCACGCTGTCAGCCTGCACCTCGTAGCTCCTGCGCTTGTTGCCGTTCATGTCCGTCCAGTCGCGCATCTGCAAGCGCCCCTCGACGCCGATCAACCGCCCGCGTCCGGCGTAGTTGCAGAGCACTTCTGCCGTTCCGCGCCACGCTACAATGTCGATCCAGTCTGTGCCGCCCTCCTTGCCGTTGCGGTCAACGGCAAGAGGGAACGACACAACGGATACGCCGCTGTTCGTTTTTTTCAGCTCCAAGTCACGACCGATGCGTCCCATCAGGCAGATTCGATTCATGCTCATTTCAATTCCTCCTCGCTTTGGTGTTGGTGCAGATAGAGCACGTGGCTCTTGCCGATGGCGGCGTTTTGGGCGATCCATGCGTGCGCCTGCTCGCGGGATAGATGGCTCTCCATTGCGCGGCTCTCATAGCTGAATTCTCCCGCTTCCAGCTTGCGCTTCATGCGCTCCTGTATCTCCTCTTCGCCGTAGTTGGCTTCGATCAGATAAAGGTCATAGGCCAACGCAGATACCCCATTCAGCGACGCGCAGTCCGTCGCATAGAAGACGTTGTCGAACCCGTCCGATTTCTCGCCGTCTGCAAACTGAATATGCCACGCACAGTTCGGAACATCATGCGGAATTGAGTCGTACCATACATAAGCGGAAGTGCTTTCGGATAAAAGGTAGAACAGATCGTGACGCTGCATAGCCTCATCGGTCACGCGGCGGTCCACGCCGATGCGTCCCATCGGTTCCATGAGCCACGGAGGGACGCACCAGCGCAGCGCAGGGTGCAGGAAGTGCAGGCGCTTGATGGTCTCGGGGTTGAAGTGGTCTCCGTGAATGTGCGTCAGCAGGACGAGCTTCAACCCCTTGCAGTACGGTTCAAGTTCCCGAAAGGGAACGCCGCAGTCAATGAGGATTTCATCATTCAGCAGCACGGCGTTCCCCTTGGAGCCGGTCGAAATGACCTTGACCTTACAGATCATTCATACTCACCTGCTTGGGGGTGACGGTCTTTCCGTCGTCCAGCGTACCGAGGGCATCAGCGGGAGATGTCAGATCGTCCTTGACCTCGCCTGTGGTCTCGTCCACTTCGACGGTCGGGAGATCAAAATACTGATCGCGGCTCGCGCGTCCCTCTTTCAGTGAGGTATACACATTACGCAGGCGCACGATGCTCTGCGCCGTGAACGCTTCGGACTTGCAGCCGATGTACTTTTCAAGGCACTCCATCGGTACGCCGAAGTCGTCCTTGAACGCCTGCCCCATCTTGCGCACGCGGTCAATCATGGGTTCATCGCTCTTTCCCATCATTGTCTTGGTACACGCCGCAAGAGCAGCATCCACCACGTCACCGGGAATAATGCCGAGAATGCACGCGCGCATACGGCGCGCGCCCTGATTGGCGACCATTTCATAAATGTCGCGCGGGTCGGTGAGGGCAACGCTGCCTTTCTTTGTGTAGCGGATATGCGGCACGGTGAAGACCTTCGTCTGGCGGGTGTTGGTCTCCAAATCCCAGCAGTAGGCCATGACGGTACTCTCGCCGTTCTTCTGCTCCAGCTCGGTAATGCCGAAGTCGAGGTTGCCCCAATTCTGCGCCATGACCTCGGCGAGACGGATCGACGGGCCGGTCACATTCTCGCCGCCGCGCGGGTATTCATAGATCGCGCGCTCGGCAAGGCTCTTGCGCTTGCAGGCGTTGAGAATGCGGTTGTTCGCTTCGATCTCGTCACGAGGGAAACGCTTGGCGACGACCATTGCCGCCTGCACTTCCTGTGCCTGACGGGAGATCATCATTTCGGTGTTCACGCTCTTGGCGCTCACAACTTCGGTGCTGTTGTAGGTCTGCATTTCGTTCATCGTAATGTCCTCCTCAAACAATCATTCGTACTGATAGCCATTGCTGACAAGGAATTGCTTCAAAAGGCGTAGGCGCTCGCGCGTATCGGTCACGCGGAACGACACCGTGAGGCGTTCGACCGCCGCCTGCTCCACGCGCTTCGGGACGACCTGCGGGGCCGCTGCGCCGGGATCCTCGCGGACGGGGGCTCCGGCAGCACGGGCCTCCTCCATTTCCGTGCGGCGTTTCACGGCCTCGCACTCCTCCTCGGCGCGGCGGTGACGCTCGTTGACAACGGAGATCGCAAGCGAGAGGTCGAGGTTCTTTTTGTACTCCACCATGATCTCCGGCGCGTTCTCGCCCATCGTGCCGATGGTTTTCATATCCTGCGCCACGCCGTCCACCTTTAGCTTGATCTGCTCCATGAGCTTCTTCGGCGTCTTGGCTCTGGCGCTCGCCATATCGACCTTAACGCCGGTCTGCCCGAACGAAAGGAAGTCGACCTCGTTGACCGCGCACAGCTCCTGAAAATAGCCCAGCAGCATTTCCTCGCAGCGGCTCTTGATCTCGCTTTCCGTTGCGTCGATCTTGGCTTTCAGGTCTGCGTCGGCGCGCTTGTACGGGTCGGCGATGCACTCACGGTAGACGGATTCGAAGCTGTCGTACTTCTCCATGATTGCGGCTTTAATGGCCTTGCGCTGGGTCTCGGCATCGGCAAACTCGCGGTTCATTTCGGCGCGAATGTTCTTCACGCTGGTTAAGGTCTCGTCGGTGCAGACAAGGCTCATTGCCTCTGCGACGCGCTGCTCCGTCTGCTCCTTCCGGCTCCTCAAATGCTCCTCGATCACGGGGAGTTGAGTCACTTTCATCAGGGAGTTATCCATCTTCGGTCTCCTCCAATTCTTCAAAATACATTTCCTCTGCGCCGCAGTCCGGGCAGAACTTTTCCGTCACGAGGGCATAGCCGCGCTCGCCGTCAAGATTTTCGCGCCGACGCATAACGTCCGGCTCGTCAAAAATGAGGTGGCAGCACGTGCAGCGGTAGATCATTCCTCCACCTCCATGTAAACCATCGCGCTCTGCACGCCAAAGACGCGCGCTGCCTGATGGTCGTTGAAAAACACGTCGATGTGGTTCCCGTTCACGCCGCCGCCGCAGTCCTCAGCGATGTAGCTGCGCTGAGTGCCGTTCGGCCAGATCAGCAGGACGCGCGTGCCGTAAGGGATCACCTCCGGGTCGACCGCGATTGTGCGTCCCTCGGCCGCCAGCGTGCCGGTCGCGGTGTAGCCGCTTGCCCACTTGCCGCAGCAGCAGCGTCCGGGGCAATAGGCCGTGAGTGTAAACTCGCCAAGAAAAACGTCGTTGCACACCGCGCTTTCAGTCGCGGGAATGTCCCACGCGGGGTCATACTCCTCTACGATGGGTGCTCCTTCCGGTTCCTCATCGACCGCCTGCGCGCTGGTGGCGAGGATTGAGATCGCGATCAAGAGGATCGTCGCGCCCAAACACGCCGCCGCAAACAGCGCCGATTCATCGGCCTTGCGCTGCTCTCTCGTGCGCTTGTCGTGCCGTCTCAATGTCTGCACCCCATGTCGATAAACGGCAGCAGATCATACAGTACCTTGCACACCGCGCACGCGCCGATGACGGCGAGCCCAGTCGTGAAGTCGCAGCCATTGAGCGCGATCACCGCAGCGGCGATGCCGCCGAAAATTAACGTGTCGATCATGCCTCCACCTCGCGTTCCGCGATCCACTCGTTCACGAGGCGAGTATAGATTTGGAAGATTCTGCGCTTGCCGCCGCGGATGCACACGCCGAAGGGGTAAACCCGCTGCTCAAGGCCGGCTGCCAGCGATTCGTTCGAAATGCTCAGCCCGTGCGCACGTAAGTATGCCGCACACTCGTTCAGATCCATTGTTTTAATCATTGCCTTTTCCTTTCTCGCGTGCTACAATAAGCACGGACACAATATCTTGTGGTGAGATTTGTCCGGTGCCCTGTTCGGCCTGCTACGCTGAACAGGGCTTTTCTTTAGAATCGCTCGTCTAACCGCCCGGTCGAGCGATTCTGATTGTAGATTCCAAGAATCACTCGGGCATATCTTGAAGTGCCGCCGGTATTGGATACCTTGCCATCTCGAACAATTGCCGTAGGGCTTGTCTTTGCGAGCCGTCTTACTAACGCTTTTCTATCGAAATCGCCGCAATATGCACGGTAGAATTTTGTCATTCCATTCAAAATTTCGCTATTCAAACTGTCTGGCGTACCGCCCCAAGCTTCCTTAACGATCATCAGCATATCCTTGAATTCTTCTTCGTTAAGCGTCTTATACGCCTTAAAAAGAGTGCTGACCGCAATGATCCTGTTGGTTGCTTGCCATGCGGCAAAGTCGCAAATCAATCCGCACATATCGCACGCCTTGACCATGCCGCAAACATCCGGGTCTCCCATGTGCCACAATGCACGGAACTTCTCGCGCGTTGCAACTGCGGAGGATTCTCCGTTCTGCTGGATAAACAATTCCATCTCGTCAAGCCGCGTCAGGCCGTAGAACACTTTGCAGTCGACCATACAATCTCGCCCGCCGTGTTTCGTTTTAATCGCCGCGATAGTATGCTGCCCGTCAAAAACAAACATTTTCCCATCTCGGCACGAAACCTTGACAGCGTTAATCAAGTACGGGTTCCAATTGCTGATAATCTTGTTCACCTTCCGGCTGTTCAGCTCACGCTGGTATAGCGTATCAACAACAATATCCCGAGTATTGACTTGCTTATACTCGTATTCTGGTGTATTATGGTTCATAGTAATAATCCTTTCATTTTTTCGATTGCCGTCTCTGCTTCCGACAGGGCGGCAATCACTTTTTTCTTAGAAGTTTCGTCCTGCAACAATGTGCTGTGATTTGAAATCGAACGACGCGCCTTGCCTTGAAAATCTGTGATGATTGCATTGAGGTCTTCCAGCAAGTCATCAATCGTGTGTTCAATAGTCCTCTCTGTGTTTTGCAGATCGGCAACTGCACCCTTGATGACGGCATTGATTTGTCTCCGCTCGGCGGGATACCCAATTTTGCTTCCGGTCGCTTCTTTCTTTGGCGGCCAAGCGCCTCCCGTTTTCGCCACGGTAATGACTTCGCGCTGCTCCTGTGGCGGCATCTTTGGGATACCCGCAATAACGGTTTTGGGGACTTTTGACTTACCGGAAAGAATAGCATCTTTTACGCCACATTCGATTTTTTCAGCAGCATCGACGCCTTTGACAAATTTTTCGGCGCGTTTGACGGTGTTGCGCCCAATGTTATGCTCTTTTGCAATGGTTTCAGCTGTATCTCCTTTAACAAAAGGCCCATTTTGGGCCAATTGTTTTTTCGCGTTTGAATTGCCCTGGGGGGCCCCCTTTGTCATTTTCTGTGCCTCATACTGCCGACCAATCAAGTATGTCTTCTGTGCGTCAGTTAAGTTCCTGCGGCCAAGCTGATTTTTGCAAATCCAGACAACTGCCTCATATCGGTCTGCAAAGTGCTCTTCCTCAACCTCATAAGGGATTTCAGGGTGCTTCTGAACAATTGACCACCTGTTATGACCGTCAACAATGGTCTCCTTACCGTTGTCGTTCCAAATGGTGATGGGAACCTTAACGCGGCCAGCTTTTAGAATGTTTTCCTCAAGCTGCCTATATTCGGCTTCCGTCATCGGAGGAACTTTGTCCCGGAATTCTGGGTCAATGGTCAGTTCTCTCATCTTTAACCTCCTGTTGTGTATTAGTTCTCTTCGCTGGTCCTCATTGCCTTTTCTACTCTTGCGGTCTGCGCGGCTTCCGATGCTGCTCTGATTTCCGTTTCGGTCACGCCGTACAATCTGGTCAGCGGTCTAATGTACTTGCTTGCGATACCATTCACACCACGTTCCCAGTTTGACACCGCGGAAACTCTTACACGGAGTTTCTTTGCTACGTCTTCCTGACGCAAACCGGCATTTTCTCGAATTGCTTTTAATTCCAAGCGTTCTCCCCTCCTTATAAAGTTCAGAACTTTATATTGACAAACGCAACCAACACCGCTATTATGTAAGTGTCAGCCAACAAAATATCGGTTATAAGTCCGCAAAAACGGGAAATCCGTTGGGGGCTTGGTTTTTTGTTGCCTTAATTAAGTTCTGTAAGGCTATTATAGCCGATGTTTCATCGGCTGTCAATCGGTTATCCGGTGAAACATCGGATTTTACGCTTTGCACAATTTTTTTTTTCTCCTTTGTGAGGGTTTGTCAATGGCGCTATTTGATAAGCAAATAAAAAAATACGTCGAAGAAAACTTTTCTGAAAAAGAAAAAGCACTCGCAGAAACCGAGCGCTCTGTCCAGCGGCATTTTGCTAAAAGCCGCGAATATAGAATTATGCTGCAAGATTATCAGAAGGAATTGCGTGAGCGTGATAGAGCCCTTTCTGAAAAAGAAGCCAAACTATCTAAACGAAAAGAGGATTTGGACGAATTCGAATCCACATTAAAGGCGCGAGTAAAAGAAGATGTTGTGCGAGAGGCCAAAGAAGAAAAAGCTACGTTAAAAGCGGATTCTATAAAGCTGCAAGAGGAAATAAAATCCTTATCGGCGAAAAAAGCCGGCCTTATGGCTGCGGAATACAAAATTATAGACTGGGTCTCTCGGATGGAGAAAAAAGAAAGCGAAGTATTCGACGAAATACTTGCCGACGCAAACAAATTCCAAAAGTTCAAACTGTCTATTGATGGGTATGAGTTTGAAAGCTACGTTGCCGATCTGCTTATAAAAAACGGCTATGAGAAGGTCGAGGTAACAAAAAAGTCGCAGGATTTCGGAGCCGATATTCTTGCCGAGAAAACAGATGTGCGATATGCGTTTCAATGCAAATACTACTCAGGACAAGTTGGAATTGAAGCGGTGCAGCAAATTTACGCAGCAAAAGAGCATTACGATTCTCATGTTGCAGTTGTCGTTACAAACAGCGTGTATACAAAAGCCGCTAAGATTTTGGCAGAAGAATTAAACGTAGTCCTGTGGGACTGCGAAGACCTCACGGTTTTGTCACAAAACAAGGATATGTAATTATGCCTAAGAAATTAGATAGTGTAAGCCTTAACACAAGCTGCGTAAATTTAATTGTAAATTACTGTGAAAAAGCGGATATAAGCGAAGCGGCGTTTTCGAGAAAATTCAAGAAAAATAACGGTTGGGTAACTGACTTACGCAGAAGCAAAAATTTGAATTTGCCGTCAAAAGAACTTGCTGTGCAAATGTGCTTGACGCTCAACGTCTCCCCCGATGACATCCTCTTGCACGAGGGGAAGACCCCGGAAGAAACCGCCAAGTGCTTAGAGGATATCGAGACGGTGCGGAAACTGGTCGAGGCCGAGAGCGCAAAAAAAGCCCCCGATCCGAAGACCGAGGGTGAGGATGCGCAGCTTGCGCAACTTATTGCCGGGTTTAGCCGGTTGTCTCCGCAGCAGAAGAGCGCGGTGCTTGCTGTGATAGAAGGTTATCAACCATCGCAAGAATAACATTTTTTTGCTCTGGCGTCAGGTTGACAAAAAGTTCTGCTGCTTTTCTCGTTTGCTCGTCCATAATTATGTCCCTCCAAATATTTTTGCAACGGGGCTATATGTCGATTGTTGCACATAGCGGTGCAAGCATCAATATCTCGAAGTAAAGGCCCCGCCGCCCTCTGCAACAAACGGCGGGGCCTTTTTGCAGCCAGCGGGGAGCGGCCGCCGCTGCTTGTTTTGACCATATCGCGCTTTACCTTACCACTTCAATACCAAGACCTTGCAATACGACGGCATTCGACCGCGTTCGACAGACCCACTTTTGGCACCCCAAACGGGCAGAAACCGGAAAAGTTAAGGTGATGTAAATGAACATTCAAGAGCTGTGTAGAATCCGTAAAGAAGAACTGAAACTGACTTACCAGGACATTTCCGACGCTTCCGGCGTGCCGATGTCCACCGTCCAGAACTTTTTCTCAAAGCTGTCGAAAGCCCCGTCCATTTACACCGTCGCGCCCATCTGCAAGGTGCTGGGAATATCGCTTGATGAAATATTCGGAATTTCCGAACACTTGACGCCGACCGAGGAAACCTTGCAGGCGCGAAACGATGAGCTGGAACGCCACGTTGATGCAAAAGCAGACACGATCGAGATTATGCGGCGCGGTGTCCGTATCCGAAACGGCGTGATCGCCCTCATGTTCCTCATCATCGTTTTTCTCACTGTGTGGTGCGTGTACATTGATTTTCATTGTATAGATTACGGATTTTGGAGGGGCTGACATGGCGAATTGCATCAAATGTAAAGCAGCGCTGCCGGATGGCGCGCTGTTTTGTCCTATGTGCGGCAAAAAGCAAGTCGCCGAAAAGCGCAAAGCGCTCAAGCGCGCCAACGGAACCGGCACGGTGTATAAGCTCTCAGGCCGCCGTGCGCGCCCGTGGGTCGCCGCGAAAAACAGGGTGGTCATTGGATACTACGAGCGCAAAACAGACGCACTGGACGCATTGGAACGGCTGAACGGCAAGCCCCTGACGGAGCGATACAATATGACCTTTGCCGAGGTGTTTGAGGCGTGGAAGGCCGAGCACTACAAAGAGATCGGCAAGCAGGGCATCCAATCGTATGACGGCGCGTACAAGGTATTTGCCCCGCTGCACGACCGTAAATTCCGTGATCTGCGCGCCGCTGACTTCCAAGCCGCGATTGACCCGTACATGAGCAAAAGCCATTCCACCGTCAGCAAATATAAGCAGCTTATTACCCAAATGTCGAACTGGGCCGTGCGGGAGGAAATCTGCACGGCAAATTTTGCAAGGTTTGTCCGCCTGCCGGAAAATATAAAAAAAGAAAAGGATATCTTCACCGAGGAAGATATCCAGAAACTCGAAAAGGACGGCAGCGACGCGGCGAAGATCGTCCTGATGCTGTTGTCAACCGGTATGCGCATCGGCGAGTTATTTAACCTTCCTATCGCTGATTATCACAAGACTTATGTGGTCGGCGGAGAAAAGACAGACGCAGGCCGCAACCGTATCATTCCCATCCGCCCGGAAGGTCGGCAATATTTTGAGTATTTCGCTGCGCGCGCAACAGGCGAGCTGCTGATCTCTGGTTACAGCGGCCAGAAGGTTATTGAGAATTTCCGCAAGCGCGATTTTTACCCGCTGCTCGACCGTCTTGATATAGCCAAAAAGACGCCGCACGCCACGCGCCATACTTACACGTCCCGCGCCGTCAAGGAAGGGCTGGCCCCAGAAATGCTGCAAAAAATACTCGGTCACGCCGATTATTCCACCACGGCAAACATCTATACACATATTGACGCCGAAACATTGGTGTCCGCCGTTACTGACGCGTTACTAACAAGCCAAGAAAATGGTAAAAAGAAAAAGCCCTGAAACCGTTGCGTTTCAAGGCTTTTTATGGTGCGCGGTACAGGACTCGAACCTATGACCCCATGCACGTCAATTAAGTGCGAAAGCTAAATTGCCGGAATATTGTAGCAATAGCGCGGAATAATTCGGCATAATTGAAACATATTTTGGTTAAACCCGATGCCGTTCTGTGCAATTCCTTTACGGTTGCTAACAAATTACTATCACGTTACCAGTTTGCGCATGACGCTATTATAGACGCGCTCGTTTACAATTTTCAAGCTGTCCATCAGCTCGTCCATGATCTCCCATGCCTTGTCCGGTGGAACATCTGCCACTGCGCGCAGAAAATCGCTGTCGCCGTATGTTTCGACGCTAACCGGCGCGGGCGCTGCGGAGTATGCCATTGGCAAAGCCCTCTCTCTGCTGCCGCTTTGCTGGTCACGGATGGCATACAGCACGGCAAGGCGCTCATAGTTTGTCCAACTGGATTCCTCTGTTTCAAGGCGGGCTATCCAGCGCTTGACCTCATTCTCGTCGACCATAGGGGCGCACCCCCTTTAGCCCTCAATCGTGTCCATGCAACGCTGGATGGCTCTGCGGATGCTTTCGTCGTCGGCGTTGTCCAGCATTTCCTGCAATTGGCGTTTCATGTTGTTGATGCCGCCATCACGGGAATAGTGGCCGCGCACATAATGCGTGCCGCGTCTTGCATTGGGCATATCGCGGTCATAAGCGCCGCGCATACCCGACTGCCAGTCTCCGTCGCGGGAATAGCGGCGAGAATAGTCTTCATCGCGGGAATAGCCGTCGTCCTCCAACATCTCAATTTTATCGATGTTTTTGATGGTGTCCGTCAGCTTGTGCGCAATTTCGAGATCGCCCGCGCCAAGCTCACCCTTACGTGCCAGCTCGTCGAGTTCGTCGCACAGCATATTACGCAGATCATACATTGCTTTCTTGCTCATGTCCATTCTCCTTTCACGCGATTCTCTCAACCGTCAGGTTCGAGTTAGCGAAGTTGACGGCCTGAGTGCTGGTGTTTTCCATTGCGACCGTCAGGCAGCAGCCTTTCGGAACGCAGACCTGTGCGGAAACATAAATGTTAAAGTAGTTTTCTACCGCCGCAGGCGTGACGGTAGCTGTTGCACTGGTCAGCGGCTCTCCGTTGATGGCAAGCGCCGCCGTGATGGCCTCAACCGTGCCTCCAGTGGGAATGGCGATGTTTCCGCCATAGGAGACCCGAAACAGAGCGCGGTTTTGATTGGTGAGGCCGCGCAGCGTGACAATGCCTGCGCCCTGGCGATGCACGATACAGGGCTTGCTATTGACCGCCGTTCCGGTCAGTGGGACGTTCTGGCCGGCAGGGACCAAAGCAATGATAGAATTACTAAATTCAGCCATACTGGTATCACTCCTTTCTCTGATTTGCCCCAAAAGGGGCAAACGCACCATTTGCAATCATTTCCGCGTAGCTGGGCGCAAATAATTCGTCCGCTTTACGCAAAAGATCGGCATAATTGCTAAGATCGTACATGCTCATTTCACTCTTGTCCAGAGTTGCAATGTGATCAACAAATTCCTGTTTGAGTTCGTCAACTGTTTTCACAAAATCATTCCTTCCTAAAGGGGTCGAAATCGACCCGTTTAAAATACAGCGGCGGAGCTATTGCCCCGCCGCGTTGTGATTAGTATCGGCACGGGGCCGACCATTTTCGTGAGGTCACGAAAAAGCTATGCTATGCAGTTGTCAGCAGCCGCAACCGGAACCGCAGCCACCATAGCCGCTGCCCGCCCACGGGTTACAGGTAATGTAAGCCGGTGAAGGGCACGGGCGAAGCTGCGAAATGAGGTAGTTATTCTGTGCAGCCTGAGACGCGGCCAATTTGAGATTCTGGTTCTCGGTCTGGAGATCGGACAGCTTGCTCTGCGTGAGGAAGTCGAGGATGGCACGGCTGTTCTGGTTGTTCGCGTCAATGATGTCGCGGGCTGCCGTGTTGACCGTGTTGCGAGTGTCGCACGCCTGCGTCGCCATATCATAGCGCACCTGCGCGATAGCTGCGCGATTCTCGCAGCAGCAATTTGCGGCCTGCATCTGCATGGCGTTGAGCTGCTGCATAAGCGCCGCCTGCTGGTTTGCGCGGGACAGCTCGGCATTGCCGAAGCCGGTGTTGATGGCCTGTGTGGTCGTAGCAAAGCCGCCAGTAATGGCATTGTTCAACGCAAAGGTGGAATCGCAAATGCCATTTGCAATACTGTCGAGCTTGCGCTCAACGCTCGCAAAGTCAGATGTCAGAACGTAGCCGTCCATCACACCGCCGCCGTTACCGTTGCCAAATCCGTTGCGGCCCCAGCCGAAGAGGAAAAGAACGATAATCCAGATCCAGCTGTCGCCCCACATACCCATACCGCCGCCGTAATTGTTCGCGGGCGCGACCGGCATAGTCATCATGGGAGCACCGTTGGAAAGAGACATAGTATCACTCCTTTGAAAAATTTTTATTTATCAAATCGTGGCCACGATAAGATTAGTGGAATAAGGGTTCAAACTGCTTTGCCATAGATTGAAGTTGGTTTAACTCCTGCTGGCTCATAGCGCCAGATTGCAAAAGCTTTTCGACTTCCGCTTTGGGGTCACCCTGAAAATTTGCCCTAAACTGTTGAAACTGTTGCATCATCTGAAAAAAGCCGTTCCCGCCACCAAGAGCGCCAAAAAAAGGATTACTCATCATCCTCGTCCTCCTCAACCTTGCGCTTTTTCTTGCTCTTTATTTCGCCCACAAGCGCTGCCAGAGCGTCAAACTCTTTACGGGTGACAAATTCCACGCTCTTTTCCTGCGGCGCTGTGCGGGGCGTTTCTGCGCGCTCTACAAGATCGTAAATTTTAAGCGTCGGCTTCCCACTTGCATCCGCCTGCTTGAGATACACAGTCGGCGCGGTAGAATCCCACAGCGCCACAGCAGAGTTGGGCGCGATGAGATAGCCTCTCGCCTCCTGTTCGCCGCTTACCCACTGCACGCCGCCCTGTGCGATAGGGTTCTGTTGCACTGGCTGCGACATGGGCTGCTGCATGGGCTGCATCTGTGGTTGCTGCATCTGTCGCATCTGCATGAGGTTGTCCGGCATCGGCTGCGGATAATAGGGATTGAAATAGGGATATGCCATGTTCATTCCTCCGTTTCTTTGACCCAGTAATAAAGCGGGATTTCGTTCTCGCTGTTCCAACTGTCATAGATCACGCCGTCTTGCACGCACACTACATGTCCAGAGAGCGCGAGAATATACGTCCCGCGTGGGTGCTCATCGGCAAACTTACCGACCGTGTAGCAGTCGGGACAGGTGTCCGGCATAATATAGCGCCGATAGCCAAGCGACCGCAGATATGTGCCCCAACAGGCGTTTGCGTTGGGCAAGTCGCCGTCTAAGTATCCCTGTATGCACAGAGACAAATAAACTTCGCCCCAGTCCTTTCCTGTCGCCTTGCAGATTGCGCGCACGGTGCAGTCGGACACGTTGCGCCCGTTTGGATTTGGGTTGAAATAGCTATACATGGAACATCTCTGCAAAGTAGACGTATGTTCTCAGCTCGTCAGGATCAGGGAACAGCGTCAAAATGTCCATCGCCATTTGCTCAGTAAAGCCCAAAGCTAAAAGTCGGTCGTACATCGCCGCACCTCCTTTGTTGTGTCCATAGTACAAAAAAATAGGCGCTCAAAAGCGCCCATAAAGTGTATGAAAAGTGCGTCGAAAACCGTCGAACGGTTCCCCTTGCCTTTTTACGTGAAATGTGATATTTTAATTTTACAGGTCATTCCCGGCCTGCTTTTACACAAGAGAAATGGCCTCACCGTTCGGTGGGGCCATTTCTTTTTTCATATACTTCTGATGCCATTTTGCGGTATGCGCGCCGCCGGTATTTCTTCACTGCGTCAACAGATAGGCTTTGCTCCATTGCCACCTGCACGCAGCTTTTCTGCCGCACGTCGCACTCAATGATACACGCCGCCTCGTCAGCTGGCAGCTCGAAGGATAAGATATACGCCACGGCCCGCTTGGGGGCCATAGAGGATAATTGCGCGCGGATTGACCTGTGCTGACTGTCCATGCCCGTGTAGGGCTTGCAGAGGCGCTTGCGCGTGGGCTTTCGCCGCCCGCTCCTTTCTGTGCCCAAATCGGGCACCGTTATTTTGTCGCTCTCTGGATCATTGTCACGACTTCCTGCCGCGTGATAAGTCTCTGCGGCGCGCTGCCGTCCGTGATGCCCGCCGCTTTTGCCGCCGCCCAGTCTTTCGCCGCCCACGAAGAGACGGGCTTGGTGCCGAGCTGTGCCAAATAGGCATCCATCATCTTGTTAAACGTTGCCTGATCCATGTACTCCTCCATTTCCGGCGGGTACTTGCCCGCCAAAATCATGCTCCCTGTGTACTTGAGGTGGTCGTCCCACTGGAAATGCGGGCGGTCGGGGAATTTCTTCCAGTCGCCGCCCCACGAAAAGCCGACCTGCTTGCCGATCTGCCCGCAGCGGGCGAAGAACGACGGATCGTCGTACTCATGCCCCTTGACGTTTTTGCAGATGTCGAACGCCAGCCCAGCCTTGACACCGTGGAACGTCGGGCGCGTCGCGGACTTTGCCGCGTAGCCGTTCTCGGCAAGATAGCGCTGGTACTCGTCGTCTCGTACTGTCTCCGTCACGAGAACCGGAAGCCCCGCCTCCTTGCAGAGGGCGAGAAAAATGACACAGTTTGCGCGCACGTCCGCCCGCAGGTCAGCAATGTCCCTACTGTGATACATCGCTGTCACCCTTGCCGTCCTCGTCCTTGTTTTTGTTGTAGCTGGACGTCGACACGCCGATGAGCGCGCCGATAAACAGCGCCACGGCGCTGATGGTGGTCGTCACCTGCTCGGTGTAGCCCCACCCCCACACACCCGCGAGGGCGGCGTAGAGGCCGGAGCAGGCGGGCAGTACGATGAGCACGAGCCACTTGAGCACATCGTACACCTTGTTACTCATTTCAAATTTCATTGTTGTTCTCCTTTCGTTTCCGTCCAACGATAATTTCTACCAGTGTCAGAAGCCCAGTAAAGGCTTCGATGATTCCTCCCGTACCCAGCAGGTACGGGAAGATGTTGTCCCACTGCCACCCCTTAATGCTGTAAAAGATGACCGTGTAGATCACAAAAGCGGCGATAAAAATGCCAACGATAATCAAAATGATGTTCCTCGTTCGCAATTTCGATGCCTTTTTGATAAGGCGCTTCATCCGACCGCCCCACTCAGCAGCCACGCGATAAACGCGCCCGCCAGCGCCGCGAGAGCCTTGTCTACCAGACTGTCCCAGCGTTTCCCTGCCTTGCCCGTGATGGCTTTCACGTCCTCTTTGATCTCTTTGACGTCTCCCTCGACGGTTTCCTGCTTGGTCGCCAGCACTTCGACAGACGTTGCCAGCCTGTCAAGCGCCGTTTGATGCTCCTGTAACTCGTTGATTCGATGCGTATTGCTCTTGCATCGGCTTTCGATCAGCGCGATCTCTGCGTCATCGTAGTGCTTTGCATTATCCATATCCCGCTCCCTTTCTGCGGCCTTAGACCGCCGTGAAATAGTTCCCTACCAACTCGTGTGGCAGATACTGCAAGACGATCTTCCCGCCCGCGGCCTCGCCGGTGCGCTCGCAGAGGTACGTCTTGCCGTCCTCGCTGTCGAGGTAGTACTTGCCGTATTCGTACTCCATGCCGCGCGCGGCGGGAATCGGGTCATCCTGCGTGCCCGCGTGGGCAACGTCGATCACGACCCAAAGCGCGGGTGTCAGGTGCGGGGGCCAGTCCGCTTGTGTCGTGTGGCCCTGCCCCTCGCGGACTTTGTAGACGCGCAGCACGCCGTCCGCGTCCTCGTCGCTTCTGCGGTCGCCGGGGGCCACGGTCTCGCCGATATGGTCAGCCCAGCGGATGATGAGCTCGGGAGACTTCGCGGCCTCGCCGTCGCTCAGGCTCACCGCTGCCGCCTCGATGACCGGTCGCAGCTCCGCCGCGCGCTGCGGCGTGATGCTCTGACCGACCAGCGCCGTGACGGTCGCCGCCGAAAGCTCGGATTCAGTGGGCTTGCCCATCTTGATAGATACTGTGCCGTCGCGGTGGTCGGTGATGGCCCCGCTCAGACTGTACGCGCTGTTGTCCCACTCGTTGACGACCTCCTCGGTCTCGACCGTTGGATTGCCGTCGTTGTCGAGCTTGTTTACCGTCTCGCGCAGCACGATGCTCCACGGCGTGTTGTCGGGCAGCAGCGCCGCGACCTCGGCGGTGGTCATCGTGAGTGTGATGGTCTTGGCGTCGCGCTCGCCCCACGAGCGGTCTTTGGGGTTGCCGTTGATCTCTGCGGGGTATTCGGTGTTGTTGACTTTGATATAAGTTGCCATAAATAATCAGTCCTTTCTTTAGAAACAGAAGCCGAAGGCCACGCCACGGGTAACATTTGCACTACTGTTTACGGAACTGCCTGTGCTTTTGACATTACAGTAATATCTGGTGCTATTGGCAGTTGGAGAACGCTCCCACCAGTCGTATGCACTGCCGTTAAAGTTCTTCACCGTGCTGTTACCAGCTTTGTAGTAGTCGTACTGCGTGCCTTCACCTGAGAGGGAGTTACTGGAACTACCAAAAACTTCAACCTCGCTCAGTAAGAATAGGTTATCTTTCGTAGTTTCAAGAGAGGGTTTCTTACCGCCGCTCGAGGAAATCTTGTTCACCTCACGGATGCCACTTTGTACGTCCGCAGGCATCTGCTTCAAAATAATGGGCAAGTGCTCTACTCGCATAGAGCATTGTGTCCAACCCATGGTATTTGCAGCAGTGGAGTGCATCGCCTTCGCCAGCTTATAGCAGTCGTGCAGCTGGAAGGTCAGCGGAGCCTTGCCCGAGCCGTCTGAATAGTCATCGTGGTTCTTGCCGATGATGTCGATCTGGTAGTCCACGCCATTGATGGTCATGGGCTTATGGTCTGCCACCTTCCACGTGTCCGGCACTTCGTTGTTGTGGCACGCCGCGATGATCTGCTCCCATGTGTTGTTGGTAAACACAGGGTCGTAGGTCGGCGCAAGCGTGATGTCATACCCCGTCCCGCCAATAAGCGTCCTGCCCTTGAGGATGTTGTACACCGTGCCGCCCACCATACACTTGCCACTCTGCACGGTGTAGGCCGTGCCATTTATGAGCGTCTTGTGCGCGGTGAGGTTGGGGATGACCACGTTGCCACTGTCGTCGACGAGGGCGTCAGAGAGAAGAGTGAAAGCGGGGCGGGAGCCGTAGGAGCTGGCGCAGTAGTTTGCGTCGACAGCTCCATCGGAGTTCAAGTGGCAGGCGTAGTCTCTGCTTTTCCTGAACGGGGAGCGGGTCCACTGAACAACGGCGGAGCCGTTCATGTAGGCAATCTTGAGAGAGCTGGCGATTTCCAGCGCCGTGCCCTCCACATTAAACCAGCTTTTTGATTTGTTCAGCTCAGTGGCAGAC